TCTGAGCCAGCGTGGGCATTGCCGGATTCATGAAGCGTGGCATGATTTCGAGCCCCAGCGATTCGATCTCATCGAACGTCGTATCTCGCTCAGTTGCAAGACTGGCAATGGCAACGTCAACAAGCGTCTCGCTTACGTCTGAATGCCACGCTTTCACCTTGCGGATAAGCGGAGAGTTTTCGGCATAGATAGCTTCTGCGCTCGCTGGCTGGTCGTGAACCAAGCCGAACTGCGAGACATGGATACCAGTTGCAGCGCTCATCTTCGCACACAGATTACGGAAGTGGTCTGTAAGCGGCTGCATGGACGGCTGCGGAAGCTGGCCGAACTGCGGTATAGTGCCGTCAGCCGTTGCGTCGATGTTGAAGATAGCTCCGATGAACGCCTGCCATCTGTCTACGCCCTCGAACGGGTCACCGTCGGTGCCAAGCAGATACTTCTGGGCCGTGGCAGCGAACGCGCTTGCGATTTCCTCGTTGATGTTCGCACGCACGGCAGAGTCAATGTATCCCATGATTTCTCGCGTGATGCGAGACTGGCCGAACGGTCGCTCTAGCGTTGAGTTGTACGCCGCCAGGAAGACGGGAAGATGCTTCAAGCCGTGCGGCTCGTATTCATCGACGTACCAGCGCCCAGAATCGCATTTGATACGAATAAGGTACTCAGGTGTAACGACGTTAACCCACGTAGGCAGAAGTTCGCCCGTGGCCTTGTTCTTCTTGGTGTCAACGACGAACAGCGCCGCCTTGATGCAATCGTTCGCATCGTCCCATAGTACACCGCAAGCATGAGCGGGATATGCGCTGACGTGCGCATGGTCGTTATCGTCCTTGCTCACGAAGTAGAGATTGAAACTCTGCTCTAGTGCGCTGGTCGTGGCCTTGCGGTATTTCGTCTTCATGCGGTTACGGTGCGATATAACGTCTAGCTCGCTCTGCGCCTGCTCGTCCCCAACGGTGAAGCCGTCGAAAATCGAGTGCTCAACCATCACGTCGACGGTCTTCTGCGCCCAGCCGCAAGCCGCATCGAGATTGCGCAGCTTTGGCGGGATGCTAATGCCCAAGTCGACCAGCTGATTGTGCATGATGTAGTAGCAGTGGCGCTTCATGTTTCGGTCGTAGTGGTCGTGCCACGCCTTGACCAGATCATGCACGAGCGCCCTATCATCGCCGCGCAAACCATCGGCTGACGCGACGCGCCCAGGTATCGTTAACAACGTACAACCGCCTTTCGTTTCGGATTGCGTTTAGTGGTCATCGCTCCATACAACGCAAGCGATGCACTCTCAATAATGTCGGGGCATTCGCCGCCAAAGCCGAAACCACCAGACCCGCCAATCTTGCGTTTAATTGACTGTGTGGCAGATTCGTCTAGCGCATCGTCTTTCAGGTGCGTTAGCAGTTTGTCGTTGACCATGTTCACGAGCATTGCGGCGGAATCGATCGCACCACTCGTGCCGACGCATTTAACAGCGGTTTTTTTGATTCCCGCGCTTATCAATCGCCGCTCTAACTCGTCCGCGCCGCTCTTGCCGTCTATACAAATAATTGCTAGCTCGTTAGCGTGGCGTTTCAGTAAGTCCACCACCCATTTCAACCCAGCGGAAAATGGCGCTTGTTTGATGAACTCAACGTGTGCGCGATCGTCGTCTACTTTCATAGCGAAACAGCACGTGACTAAAACACCATCTTGCGAAACCCTGATGCCAGCGGCTAGTTTTTCGTACTTGCTTGGATGTTCTCCTTCCAACATTGCCCACAAGTCATCGGGTATCAGCTTCACGCCTGTTTTACGCGCCGTGTACCACCCAAGACGTTGATGTGCGAACTTCTCCGCTTCAGCACTCTCGCACTCCGCTTCGATTGTGTCAGGCATAATCAAAATGCCGTATGACGGATTAACTCGCTCCCACAATGCACGGTCGGTCACATCTGGCACAACGCCGCCATAACCAGCACTCCATTCCGTCCACGCTGTTGATTTTGTCTTACCGCTAATAGCATCTTCGCGTATCTTCTCGTAAACCAGGCCATAATCGCTATCTTTCGGACATGTGCCGTTGTATATGACCTGCGAGCCACGTTCAGTCCTGCATGCTGAAATCGCAAACAGGAACGACTCTTGCGACGCATGATCTAACGCCTGTGCTTCGTCAAAGATAAGTAATGAACCATGCTGACCATCGCCGCCATTTCGCGTGCGTGCCAGGAACTTTATGCGTGCGCCATTCTTGAGAATGATTTCCTCGCGGCCAAGCGCAGTCTTAACGCCATTCGGCGCAACGTACTTTCGTAGCTTTCGGTTTTCGAATAGCTTCTTGAACTCGTTGAAAGTCTCAGTAGACGTTTTCTGTAACTGCGATGTGTAAAGAACCGTTCCGCCGTACACAAGCATTTCGACGGCTGCACGACCTTGGATAACGAGAGTCTTGCCATTCTGCCGTGGCGTTTCGTTACCGCAATTCTTAGCCGTCCACTTGCCGTCTGTGCCATAACCCATCCAGGCTTGCAGTAAAACCGCTTGCCAGTCCATGAGCGTAAGTCCGGCGCTATCGAGCAAATCGACCGCATCCATGCAGTCGTTCCCGACGCAATCAGGAATCACGTGCTTAGTCGGAATCTGATTTCCTGTGGCGTAAGATAATGGAAGCAATCTCGTCCCCGTCATCTTCACCACTCTCTATCGATTCGATTTCTCGTATGGTTTCGCGGTATTGGCGAGAAAGTGAAGCCAAATCACGCATTGAATCGCATTCGTCAATTGATGTCGCTAGAATGTCGCGTAATTCCGTTAATTGCTCTAGACGTCCGTCGCTTGATACCTTTTGCAACGACATAAAATCACCTGCGGTAATTTATCTGTGTGTAAATCCAACTATGCCGAGGGGCGTAGGGGTTAGGCAGGACACCCACCTATGCCACCATCACCAGAACGACGATGCTTCACCATCGATTGTTTCAACCTTGTTCCTTCGTTGCAATCCGTTTCCTTTTCTCGAATTACACGCACGATGAACAGGTTGCGTGTTGTTTTCGTCTATCGGTGAACCGCCAAGCGATACGGGTATGATCTCATCGCATTCGCAAGACCACGGAGCACGCTTGCGCTTTCCATCCTTCGGGTCGACGTACCATTGCGGAAGAGTCATATCGATAGGCTGTCCGCATATCCCGCATGGCTCGCCATTTGCTGCCCGGTCTCGTACCAGTTGAACAACCCTCGCCCGTGCTTTCCAGTTATGTACCCGTGGGTTGTTGCTTGGCATATCCACCACTCTCAGTAGTAATGTGCGCACAGTCGGGGAGACGTAATGGAAGGAGCTGCCGGGGAAAGGATTAAAAGCCCAACGCAAGAAAGAGGTTACGTAAGAACCATGCGCACATTACGGCGAAATAAAAAAGCCGCCCGATGTGAGCGGCTTAGCTAGTTATGCACACTTGCATATTACAACATTTAGCGTCCAACGTTCAAGCTATTGGCTGCTGGCTAATCTATTCTCCACGCTGTAGCGGTAGACATACCAAGTCTTCCCCACCTTATGGCCGTCAAGCTGGCCTGCCTGCAAGAGTTGATGCACGCGCTGGCGCGAAACGTCAAGCATCGCCGCAGCTTCCTTAACGTCGTACATGCCGCGCTCGTCAGGAAGCTCGTCTGCTTCGCTGTTGAAGTACGCGAAGGCATCGGCCGCACTGATGAAGCTGACGCGGTAGAACCGTTGCGCCGCTATATCGTGCGGCTCGTTGTAGTAGTCGCGCATCATCTTCACGGCGTCTTCCTCGGTGCCGACGAATATGCGACGCGTCTTGCCGTCAATTGGATCGTATGAATCGATTGCGCACCAGTCGGTGTACTGTCCCTCGGTTTCCCAGCTTGCAATGATTTCGTCGCGGGTTTTCATGGCGTGGCCTTTCGTGGAGTGGTGGACGGTTGCGGGACGTTTAGAGCCTGTCCCGCTGCGGCTTTGATGCGTCTAGCAAAAAACTTCCTCGTAACGCTTACGTGCCAGCTCTTTGGCTTCCTTGTGGGTGATTCCAAGAGCGCCAGCCGCGCTCATAGTGTTCACTACGAACTTCGCGCCAGCTTCTTTTGCTCGCTTGTCCATCTTGTCGGTGCCGCCGTTTTCGTAAAGGCGCTTCATGTACAGATTGCGTGCCGCCGCTTTGATGTACTCGTTAGTCATTGTCGTTTCCTTTCATCGTTCTCTCTTGACACTGTCAAGTATAAGGCATCACTCTTGACGTTGTCAATACTTAATCTTGACATTGTCAAATTATTTTTGGGCAAAAGAAAAGCCGCCGACACTCCGAAGAATGCCAGCGGCCAATCGCTTGCTTCGTGGATGGTTACACTTCGAACTGATTATGAAGCATCTTCTGCATGTCGGACTCAAGGGCAAACGCACACGTCCAACTGTCGCTGTATTCTTTCCCGTTCGCAGCAAGCAGCGCCATTGCGGTTACTGCTTCCTTGCGCGCAGATATAATCACCTTCAAACACTCCATGCCAGCTTCTTTCTCGCGCATCGCCAGCTCTTCCGCACTCATACTTCCACATCTCCCCTCAGCAGTTTCGCCACGCCAATCGAATCAATCCAGTCAAACGCGATATCCAGCAGGTAATGACCCGTGCTTCTCGGTATGCCGTAGGCTTCCCGAACGTCTGACCATTTAAGCCCGTCGATGTAGCGCGCTTCCAGTATCGTCGCGTATATCTCCCCGAAGCCAACCCTCACGGCATGGATGATGGCAAGCGTCACACCAATAAGCTCTTCAAGCTCGCGCTCTTCGTCGCGCAATGCTTCTAGCTTCTCGCCAAGTTCGTCCACGTTGTACGCCGCTCGGTTGCCAGTCGGGTCTGACGCTTGGCCTTTCGCCTTGACGCTTGGCGGCTTCCAATCGTCGCAGTCGTACATGATCAACAGCTTGACTTCGTTAAGCCGCTCGATGCCCTTACGCGTCTGCTCGAATCGCTCACGCGCCATCATGGGCATCACCAGCTTTTTCGAAAACTTGCTTGCACCATCCGATTTCGATGCACTCTTTCTTGCAGTCGGTTTGAGCGCACAGCCTGTTCAGCTTGCGGATGTAAGCATCGGTGAATGTCTTCTGCATTTAGCTATCCTTCCAACGTGAACAGCGGCTGTTCAACTCTTCTGTTCCATGCTTCCGTTGCGTTGCCTGCCGCGTCCCCATCAGTCTTGCCGTGGTAGTTGCGCGTGCGAAGTCCGCAGTTGTGGCATATGACATACGCCCATGTGTCAACATGCGTGCGGCCCCAATTGACTTCTGCCTTGGAGCCGCAGCATGGGCAGCGGTCAGGCTTCGGTTTCACTTAACCACCGCCGTCTTTAAATCTCGTTCCAAGTTGTACAGCCTGCGTTCTAGTTCGCTGTTCTCGTGAACGGTCTCGACGTAACGCGCCCACAGTTCGGCGTAATCGGCCTTGAGCTTTTCGATGCAGGCTTTCAGCTTTTCGAAGTCATTCATTTCAGCACTTCCAATCTCGATAGCTTGCGCCGCTTCTTCTTCCACTCAGCCGAACACGCATCGCAACAGCACTTGCGCGTGTTCCAATTAGGCGTGAACTCCTTGCCGCAATTCGGGCATGTCCTAACGTCCAATTTCATCACCCGCTAGCGATGCGGTCTCGCATCCAGTAATCCTGATGCCGTATCCTGGGTTTTGGCTTTGAGCAAGCACGGCAATAGCGCATGAGCCAAAACGCCTGTCCGATGCGGTAAACGGCCCACTGTCGTATTCCAGGAACCATGCGCACTCAGCGTCGCACGTGTCCGGGTGGTCGAACGCCCTCATTCGATACGGGCATTTCATCGCATCCCCCTCTCGCATCCAACGCTAGGGTCAACGACTACACCCTTGGCGTTGCAGTAATACTCTTCGTAGTATTCGCGGTGCAGCTTGCCCAGCATCACAGACGAGCTGTGGCGATTAAGCACCGTCATAAAGCGGCAACCGTTGCACGGCATGCCCTCGATTTTGTCTGACCGCGTGCGCTCGGTGTTCGTGTGCCGCGAGTCTGTAAACCCGCTACGCATCGCAAACACCGTCCCAGTCGCGTTCAGGTCGTGGCATGAACCGCACGTCATCCAAGTCCACGCGGGTTGCATGGCGCTCGTGGCCGTTGAGATAGCGCGTGAAGGCAAGCTTGCTTTGCGTGCCATCGTTCCAATAGATCGTGCCGTGGATGCCATCTGCCACACCTTCGTGGTATTCCTCGCCCATCACGCATCGCCGCCAAACAAATCGCGTATCTCGTCGGCGTACTCGGCTATCTGCTCGTCGTAATAATGCGGGTCATCGTCGCCGACGGCTGTAAGGAACAACGCGAGCACGTCCTCGAGCGTGCGCGGCTTTACGTGCTTGCACAGACGAACGGGGAACCAGCCACTCGATGCAATCGTCTCGGTCGCGTACCAGTTCTTTCCGTCCCATGACAAGCTGTTAAGCAGCACGCTCTTGCCTAGACATTCAAGCTCATCCCCGATTTCGAGAATTTCGCCGTCCTCATCCACCGGCA